ATGACGTCCGAGGCCGAAGGGAAAAAGACCGCCCGGGTTGGGGGCTGCCGGTCACCAGCGCCGCGACCGCCTCCCCACCCTGCCGGCCCGCCTCTTGGCCTGCGTGATCTGTCCACCACCTCGGCTGTTGCAACTGCGACACAGGCAGCGCAAATTCTCGGGGGCATGCCACCCGCCGTGGGTCAGGGCGACGATGTGATCGGCGGTGTTGGCCTGCTTGCCGCAGATCGCGCAGCGGTAGCCGGCCGCCTCCAAGGTGGCGAGCCGTGCCGCCTTGTACTGGGCTGACTGGTACGGATCGCCCATGCCCTACCAAGTGTGCCAAGCCGTGCCGAACCTTGCCATACCCGGCGAGACCGAGCCGTACCCAGCCGTGCCTGCCTTGCCATGCCGTGCCGAACCCCGCCTAGCGACAACCAGCCCAAGACACACCATGCCAAGCCCTGCCACGCCTGCCATGCCGAACCCCGCCTAACCGCGCCAGACCCCGCCGCAACTAACCAAGCCCAGCCGCGCCAGACCCCGCCGCTACCGTGCCCTGCCGAACCGCGCCTGCCGTGCCATACCAAACCAGACCCGACCGCGCCGTACCGCGCCAGCACCACGCCGATGCCAAACCGCGCCCTGCCAGACCGCGCCTGCCATGCGACGCCGTACCGAACCGAACCGGGCCCTGCCTATGCCAGCGTCATACCGCGCCAGACCTGACCACGCCGCGCCGAACCCTGCCTGCCACACCGTGCCCTGCCGAACCGCGCCCTGCGCCGATACAGCCGAGCCGCGCCGGACCCTGCGACACCGAACCTTGCCTGCCGTGCCGTGCCGACGCCCGGACTTGCCGAACCGAACCGTGCCCGGACCAGCCGTGCCCTACCGCGCCTGCCGTGCCCAGCCGAGCCCTACCGCGCCAGACCGGACCGCACCTAGCCATAGCGAACCCCGCCGCACCGCGCCGCGTCACTCCGAAGGCTGTTCACCGGCCACTTCGGCGGCCATTCTGCGCAGCTCGCGGTAGTAGAAGTCTTGGTGCTTGTACCGCCGTTCGATACCGGCGAGGTCGCGGCGCATCTGGCGTAGGAGCCGTTCTTGGCGTTCGGGGCTGTCGTTGATGGCGTCTTGGGGCACGTAGGAGCCGTGTCCGACGCCGACGGAGCGGGCTGGTATCCATTCGCGGATTTTGAACTCTTCGGAGTCGCCGTTGGTGGTGGCGGTGACGAGGATTTGGACGCTGCGGATGAGTTGGCCGGCTTGCCAGACCCGCCAGCGGTGGGCGGCTTCGCTGTCGTCCCATTCGAAGAAGCCGTGCAACGGGTGTTCGGGTTCGCGGGCGGCGTCGACGACTTCTTCGGGTACGAGCCGTGCGCGTTCTTCCCACATGGACCGCAGCGACGTGGCGACGATCTCGACTTTGGTGGTGGGCTGCAGGTCGGTCACAGTTGGATCTCCTTGGCTTGGACGTTTTCGGCGACTTTGAAGGTGCCGAACTCGGGTCGCCATTCGCCTACGCCGACGTTGCCGCCCGCGTCGACGAGGGCGATGAGGGAATCGAGGCTGAACTGGTTACGGATGTAGACGATTTGCAGGGTGGCTGTCCACGGCCAGTACACGGGCCGGTAGCGGAGGTCGGCGACGCCGGTGGCGTTACGGACCGGGTCTTCCCGCATTTTGGGGACGCCATCGATGGCTACGAGCATGTCGGCGCCTTCGCCTTTCACGAACAACGCCACTTTGAGTCCGGTCATAGTGATTTTGGAGCCGCGGAAGAAGCGGGCACCGCCGACCACAGCCGATTTGAACGCCACCGCGGGGTGGCCGTAGCGGTCGCCGGGTAGCCGGTATTGGGCGGCTTCGAACAGGGCGTCGGGGTTTTTCGGTTCGCGTTCGGTGGCGTGCCCTTGCTGGTGGTCGAGCATCATCTGGCGCGCTTTTTCGGAGAAGCGGTTCTGGATGAGCGGCGCGGTTCCTTCGATCGGGATCTCGGCCATGGATCGGCCGAGTCGCTTAAGTTGGATTTCTGCCATTGGTCTACTTTCTGGTTCTGTCCGCCGGGCGGCGGGACACTGGTTCTGTCCGCCGTTCGGCGGACCTGATGTAATGATGGTTATCGGCGGTCATACGATCCGCTCCAGCGCTAGGAGCTCGTCGAGGCGCGCGATCTATGCGGCGTCGAATGGCCGTCCGGGGTCGGCGTCGTCCCATCCGTTGACGGCGGGGTCGTCGTCGTGGACGTCGGGCGGTGTGGGTTCGTCGGTGGCGGTTTCGTCGGGGCCGGGGACGTCGAGGGCGGCGAGGATGAGCCAGGCGAGCCGGTCGCGGTGTAGGTGGGTGAGTCGGGGTCCGTCGATGTTGGGGATCCCGTCGCCCCGGGCGTCGGCGGCAAGCTGGGCGCGGGTGTTGGGGTGGAGCTCGTCGAGAGCGCGGCGCAGCAGGGCCCGGTCCTCGGGTGATGGCCGGTTTGCGGGTTGGGTGGGGACGTCGAGCTCGACGCCGGCGGTTTCCATGCCGCGAAGAACTTCGGGGGCGTAAAGCGACACAGCCAGGGTGGTAGCCCTAGCAGTCAGCATCCGCTCGGGCATTTTGGTGTACATGGCACTGGAGGTCCACCCGGCCTTTTCGGCTTGGGCCATGGTCACGGTCACGAGGTGGACCTGGCCGCCTTCGCGGCCGATGCCGACGGTGGCTGACTCGGCGGTGGCCTCGACGAGCTTGAACCCGTAGCCGGCCCGGGCGAGCAGGGTGCGTTGCAGTTCGGCCATGAGCCCGACGTTGCCGTGGATGACGTAGACGTCGGAGAGGTTGAGGACGGGGTCGAGGTCTAAGGCGTCGAGGGTGGTGGCGGCGATGATGACGTCGGCGACCTTGACCACGCCGTCTTTTTTGAAGTGGTCGGGGAGGAGTGACGATGCCGCCCAGCGGCGTACGGCGACGTCGACGCGGTCGATGCCGGTGGGGACGATCTCGGTACTCATTCGGTGGCCTTCCGGTTGGTTGGTGTCGCGGTGTCGCTGTCGCTGTCGCTATCGAACAGGGGGATGGGGCCGTCGAGCTCGGGTATGTCGGCGGGGATTCCGAGCGCCCGGCGGCCGAGGGCGATGTGGAGGGCGGCGAGGTCGCGTTTGGCTACCGGGTCGCTCATCGGCCGCCCCGTTCCCGGTACTCGCCCCACGTCTCGCCCGGAGCCGGTCCCTTGTGGATAACCACCCCGGTGTCGGTGCCGTTGCCGTGCCCAGCGCCGGCCGTCCGCATGGCGGACGAGACGGTCGGCGCGTGTTCTTGATCTGTTCCTTTACCGTTCCGGGTGCACGTGGTGCCGGGGTGCGCGGCATCTGGTGCCGGGGTCGCGGCACGTGGTGCCGGGGTTACCCCGGCATCTGGTGCCGGGGTGAGCAGGTAGGTGGACGATGCCCCGCCCTTGGGGATAACTCTGAGATGGTCGGCGTCGGCGAGCCGGCCGAGGGCGTAGCGGATCGCCCGATCGCTGAGGCCGGTATCGGCGCGGATACAGGCGATCGAAGGCCACGCCCGGAAGTCGACGCCGGCCCGGTAGGCGAGGGCGACGGCCACGAACCGGGCCGTCGGGTCGACCTCGGGAGGCAGGTTGAACGCGGCCCGCACCGCCTGCCAGCTCATCGCAGCCAGGTCATTCGTAGGCGGTACAGCACGGCGGTGCGTAGCCGGTCCAGGGCCTGGTGTTCGTGGATCTCCAGCCGGCGGCCGTGCCCGCTGCCACGGCCGTTGTAGCGCTCGTCGATCATCTCGACGAGGATCTGGACGTCCTCGACGTCGACTCTGATTTTCCGCCGTTCGGGCACTCATGGTCTCCCGGTCCGGTTCGATGGATGGGACCACGCCCCCTCAAGCTGGCGGCGGGCGGCGTGTACCAGCGACGCCAGGGCTTGGTGTCTGGGGTCGCCGGTCAGGTCGTAGAGATAGGCGTGATAGGCCTCGCGTTGGCGGTACCACGCCACCCGTAGCCGCCGCCCCCAGTTCATGACGAGCAGGCCATCTGGAGGGCGATGGCGTCGCGCAGGGCGGTGAGCTCGTGGGTGTCCATCGGCCCGGGGGCGCGAGTGCCGATGGCTTTGGAGATCCGCCGGGCGAGCAGGTTGCAGCGCCGCCGGTTGACCGGTTCGATCCCGTCGGGCACGTTGATGTCGTCGCCGTCGATGAGGCGCCATTTGAGGGCGGCTCCGGGGTTCCCGAAGGGGGTACGGACCCGGTAGACGGTGCGGTCGGTGATCTCGCCGTCGTCGTCGACGGCGATCATCCGTTCGTAGCCGCACACCACCCCGCCGACCGGTTCGCCGTTGGCGTCGACGACGCTGCGGGACCATATCGACCAGCCCACCCCGATCAGGGAGGCGTCGGCGATGAGGGCGTCGGAGTCCGTCACGCCACCACGCCCTCGCCGTTGACCAGGTCACCGAGGGAGACGTCGAGGGCTGCCGCGACGCGTATCAGGGTGTCGAGGCTGGGCACGTTCCGCCCGGTCTCGAGTCGTTGGATGGTGGAGGTTGAGACGTCGGCGGCGCGGGCGACGTACTCCTGGGAGTAGCCGTTGCGTTCTCGTATCGTTCGGGTTCGATCGCCGATTTGGGACATGGTCCAAATACCTACCATGGCACCGATGCCCCGTCAAGAGTGCTTGCTATCCGCGGAACCGCTCGCTAGCATCCGTGCTATGGCACACGTGCAGTTGCGGAGGTTGGGGCCGGAATCGTGGGGGAACCGGCTGCGCCGGGCGCGCCAGGCGGTCGGACTGGAATTCCGTCAGGTCGAGGAAATCCTGTTCCCCCATGTGAGCAAGTCGGCCGTGGTCCGACTCGAGAAACGCCAGGAGCCGCCGACCTACCGCAAGGATCGGGGCCGGGCCGCGCTCATCGTTCTGCTCTACGGATTCGAGCTCGACGACTTCGACCTGAGCGACGCCGACATCCCGCCGGCCATCGACATCGAGGTCCTTCAGTCTCTTCGGAGGCGCGTCCCGTCTACCAAATGGTATTCGCCGTCGGCGGCAGCATGAACGGGTACCCGCTGCGCCTGGCCGAGGAGCGGTTGCGCCGGGTGGAGCAGACGCTCATCAACCTGATCGCCGAGACCGGCGACCTGGACGGGCCAGCCGAGCCGATCTGGGCCCGCAACCAGCTCCTGGGCGCGCTGGGACTGGTGCAGGACGTGCAGGGCATGCTTGCGGAGGACGGGGACCTCACAAAGGGGTTGTAATGCTGCTGTCCGACGCCGTCGCCGTCTACATCGCCGACCGTCACACCCGGGGCGAGGTGACCGCCCTCACCGCCCGCCATCTCCGCTCCCGCCTCGGGATGCTCGTCGCCGCCTGCCCGGCCGGCGTTGAGCTCGCTCAGCTCGACCGCGACCTGGTTCGGGCCTGGCAGGGCAGCGTCGGCGGGCTGCGCCCCGCCAGCCGGCGCTCCTATCTGTCCACTGTGCGCACGTTCTGCACGTGGTGCGCCGAGTCCGGGCTGATGACCGCCGACCCGACCGTCGGCCTGGGCCGGGTCCGCGAGCCCCGCCACATGCCCCGGGCGTTGTCGGCCGGTCAGATGGCCCGGGTCCGTCTGGTGCTGCCCGACACCCGGGCCGAGCTCGTCGTCGGACTGATGGCCGGCTGCGGGCTGCGCTGCTGCGAGGTGGCCCGCCTCCAGACCGCCGACTACGACGCCGGGGCCCGCACCGTCTTTGTGGTCGGCAAACGGGGCGACGAGCGGGTCCTGCCCGTACCCGGGTCGGTGGCCGATCTGGTCGACCGGTGGGCGGCGTCCCGAGAAGCGGGGCGTCTCGTCGGGCTGTCCGCCTCGAGCCTGTCGAGGATGGTGACGGGGTGGATGGACGAGGCCGGGATCAAGACCGGGCCCCGGGATGGGATCTCCGCCCACGCCCTGCGGCACACCTTCGCGTCGGACATGTTGGACCGTTGCGGCAACGTCCGCGTCGTTCAGGAAGCACTCGGGCACGTGTCGTTGGCAACCACGCAGCGCTATCTGCGCCGGGCGTCGCTCGAGCAGATCCGGGCGGCCATGGGCGCATGATGCTGGCATGTCTGCCCCGGGGCGCCCGGGGCGTGGGTGCGCTCGCCAGGGCAGACACCGCCATGGTCACATAGCGGGCCGGTTTAGCTGAGTCGCAGGAAGAACAGCACGATGATCCCGGCGACGACGGCGCCGAGGGCGACCAGGCCGACCAGGGTCAGCCAGAACAGACATCCATCCCAGTAGTCCAAATGGGTCAGTCGTCGTGGTGGTTCTTACCGTTGACCGGCAGGTTGGTGAGGATGATGGCGATCCCGCCCAGGATGCCGATGACGGCCAGGGCGTCGCTGTCGGTGCTGTCGTGGCGGACCAGCACGAAGATGGACAGGGCCAGGACCCCGAAGCCGAGGGCCATGAGGTACAGCAGGCGTTTGACCCGCCACGGCATCTAGCGGCGGGCGAGTAGGAAGGTGAGCAGGGTGATGAGGGCGATCACGCCGACCTCGGCGATGATCCACCACGCCTGGGTGTCGGTCACGGCCGGGCCAGGTTGGCTTGGACTTCGGGTTCGGACAGGAAATCGGAGAACGCGGCGGACATGCCGGCGTCGTCGATGTGTTGGGCCCAGCGGGACAGGGCGTCGGCGTCGGGTTGGCGGTACAGGTATTGGGCGAACCAGGTGATCACCGCGGTTTGGCGGGCGTCGAGGTCATTCGTGAACACGGTCATGGGGTACCAGGTGCCTCCTATCAGGATCGGTTCGGGGGGTGGTGGGGTGGGGGTGTCGGTCGTGCCGGCGGCGGCGGCCATGACCTGGTCCCAGGGGAAGGCCGGGCCGGGGTCCCAGTGGTTCCCACCGGCTACGCCGAGGTCGACGTGGCCGCACACCCCGGCCGCCCCGGATTGGGCGGCGGCGGCGTCGAGCTTGACGAGCGGGATCCCGAAGGCGGCGGCCTCTTCGGCGATCCACGCCGCGCAGTTGTCGAGCATGGCGCCGTGGGCGGCCCAGTCGGCGGCCGTCCAGGCCGCGAAGCCGCACAGCTCGGCGGCCACCGAGTAGGGGTTGGCGTTGCCCTGCGTCCAGGCTTTCTGTTCCCGGGTCACGTACTCGCCGACGGTGTTGGCGGTGTCGTCGATGCCGACGTGGGACGACACTTGGGAGGACGGCGAGGCGAAGTAGTTCCCGAGGGACTGGTAGGTGAGCGCCCCTTCGGCGGTGTGGATCACGATCAATCGCACGCCGCTGCCCCGGGGCGACTGGTTGGGGGAGGGAATCCACACCCGGTTCAGGGTCACTCGTCGTCCTCGGCGAGGGCGGCGACGTCGGCCCGCCAGGCGTCGACCGTCGGTCCTTCCCAGTCGGCCACCAGTTCGGCCAGGTGAGCCCGGGTCAGTGGGCCCATGGTCCGCAACCATCCGAGATTGGGTAGCAGCCCGGTTTGGGGGTCCTCGCCCCATTCGATCGGTTCCATCTTCAGGGCCTCCTTTCTATGACGGTGAGGGCGGTCAGAGCGGCGGCGGTGGACGGCAGCACTTTGATGATCTGGTAGAGGGCGACGAAGGGGGGCATGTTTTCGTGGGCGGCGCCGAGGGTGCCGCCGGCGTCGGTGTTGGTGGCGGGGATGGTGTGGCCGTGGTCGGCGGACACCCCGCCGGTGACGGTGGTGTGGGCGTGGTCGGCCGAGTTGCCGCCGGAGGTAAAGGCGTGGGTGTGGTCGACGGAGGCGCCGGCGGTGGCCTCGTCGCCGGTCGACACGAACATGCCGACGGTGTTGCCGGCTTGGGCTTGGATGGAGCTGTGGGCGCCGCCGGGCACGTTGTGGACGTGGGTGACGGACTGGCCGGCGGTGGTCCCGCCGTGGGTGTGGGACACCGACGCCCCGCCCGAGGTGCCGGTGTGGTTGTGCCCGGCGGTGGCCCCGGCCGTGGTGAGGGCGAACACGTGTTGATGCACCCCGGTTTGGGCGGCGGTGAGGTCCACCGTCTCCAGCCCGCCGGTGGCGCCCAGCGGGCGGCTGGTCAGACCGGACCCGGCGCCGGCCGCCACCGGAACCCGGCTGCGCAGGTCGGGCAGGTTGAAGTTGGCGCCCGAACCGCCGTAGAAGTAGCCGAGCACGGCGAACAGGTCGGGGTAGTTGGCGGCCAGCAGGCTGGACCCGTCGCAGAGCATCCACAGGTTGGGGGCGTTCGGGCCGGCCCAGGCGACGATGGCGCCGACGGGGGTTTGGGATTCGTGGGTGTGGGAGCGTTCCAGGGATTGCAGGCGTTGGTCGTAGCCGGCCAACCGGTCGACGTACTGGGCGGCGGGGTCGGTGTGCCCCCGGTCGGTCATAGCAGCAGCCCGACCCGGACGTGGGTGACGCCGGTGTCGTCCAGGGTGACGGCCAGGTCGGAGACGGTCTGAACGCCCGAGTAGTTGAGCCGCCCGGATCGCAGGGCAACGGTGATCTGGTCGCCGACGTCGAGGTCGACGGTCGAGGCGACAACACCGGGGCGCAGATCCAAGTTGAGCGACGCCCGCCGGTTCAACCATTGGGCGTGGTCGGTGACCGACCGCTCGTCGACGGTGGCTTGCAGTTTGACGTCCGGGTAGCCGATCTGTTGCTCGAACCGCCCTTCGGGGGTTTGGGTTTCGACCACGTCGCCGGCCGTGGTCGACGCGTCCCCCGACGTGCGGGTCACGTTCGCCCAGGTGGTGGCCGAACTGGCCCGGGTGAAACCGATGACGGTGCCGCCGAAGTCGGCCACGAACGCGCTGGCGTGGGCCTTGTTGGGCGCCCACAGGTTCATGGCCAGGTTGGGGTCGATCCCGTAGTCGAAGGCGACGCCGGCCAGCAGGTCCAACGTGGCGCCCACCTCGGCGCCGGCGGTGTAGGCCCGCACCCGGTAGTTGGACGGGTCCTGGGCGGCGTCGGCCTGCCAGACACCTTGGACGATGCCGAGCCCGCCTTGGGTTTTCGCCTGTGTCTGGGCGACGAGCCCCCAGGCGATCTCGGCGTAGGTGGCGGTGGACCAGTTGAGCTGGTCGACCTCGGTGAGCAGCCGCCGGGTGAGCAGCCCCCGGTAGTCGGTGACGTCGGCGGCCACGGTGTGGCTATCCGCGGTCACCGTGTCGGTCAGCCCGATGACCCGGCCCCGGTAAACGAGATTGTCGTCGGCGTAGACCCACAGGTCGGTCAGCATCTCGGTCAACGCCGACGCCTCGTCACTGCGGCCGGGCAAGCTGAATTTGGCGGTACAGGGGGCGGTGAGGGTGTAGGTGAGCGACCGGGAGGTGGCCAACGTCAACTCCCGTTGCGGGGGCTGATACCACGGCCCGATCACCCACCGCCACGCCGTCATCTACGGGCACAGGTGGACGAGGACGTCGACCCGGTGGTTGTTGCTGTCGGCAAACACGCTGCCGGTGCCGCCGGAGGTGACGTTGGCGTCGGTGCGGAAAGTGATCTGGGCGCCGTTGTCCTGCTCGTAGATGAGCCGGGGGTTGGCGCTTTCGAAACCGGCGCCCGGGTTGGTTCGTTCCTCGACCAGGGTGGTCCACACCGGGCCGGGGTCGCCGCGGGCGATGTGCAGCGTCATCCCGGTACCGGAGGTGAGACAGTGGTAGGTCATATCGGCGATCCACTTGCACGGATAGGGGCCAACCGAGAATGTGATCAGCCCGGTCAGGCCGACGATCGACCCGGCGTTGCCCAGGAACTGCAGGGGGATCGGGTCGAAACCTTGTTTGGGGACCCGGCTGCGGGCCCTGACCCGCAGGTCGGTGATGTCACCGGTGGCGAAGGTGGCATTGGTGCCGGCGGCCACGTTGACCTGGGCCAGGGGGATCGAGGAGGTGGGCAGGGCGGGCAGGGCCGGCGCCGAGCCCGACGGCACCCCGGTGGCGGCTTTGACGTACCAGCCGTCGGTGCCGCCGATCCCGGTGGAGGTGTCGACCACCTGGGCGTAGATCAGATCGAGGCGGGTCAACCCCGACGCCGGCCGGGGGGCGATGGCCACGGTGGTCACCGCGTTGTTGCGGCACACGTACTTGCCCTGCCGGGTCTGATCCGACCCGGCGATCACACACGAGCCGGCGGCCACGTCGACCGACAGGGTGGTGGCGTTCGGGGCCACGTGCAGATCGGTCGACCCGGGCGGCGGGTTGACCGTCGGCGCGGTCTGGGCGTCGAGGACCCCGGCGGTGAACGCGGTGTCAATCAGGGTCCGGTCGGCCAGGCTGCTGAACGAACCGGACTGGATCCAGATGGGCGTTTCGAGGGCCACGGGCTGCTCCTATAAAAATGCGTCGAACCAGGACACAACGGCGGTGACGGACGGGGCGGCGGCGTCGCACACCAGGCGCAGGCTGTTGGTTCCCGGGACCAGTGGCCACCAGCTCGACCGGGTGAAGTCGACGTAGTTGTACCGGCTGTTGGTCGGGTCGGCGCCCAGGTACACGATGCGGCTGCGCCCGTCGATGGTGAGCGTGTCGGAGGCGGCCAGGGTGAGGGCCAGGGCGTTCGAACCGACCGCGAACACGGTGCCGAGGGTGTCGTTGAAGATCGCCGGGTTGGTACACGGCCCGGTGATGGTGATCACCGGTTGGGTGTTGAGGGTGCCGTCGTTGACGGCGGCGGCGCCGACGCCGCCGGTCATGGCCGGATACACCCGGTTCGGCGTCCAGCCCGACGTGGCCGTCGGCGTGGCGGTCTGGGGGGTGGCGTAGACCCGCCCGAACTGCAGCGTCGAGGGGGACAGGGTGACTTGGTCGACGTCGGTCGTGTAGGCGGCGGGGTCGGGGGCGGTCCAGCCGGCCTGGAAGGCGGAGACGGTCGGGTTGGTGGCCGGCGCCGACAGGGCGGTGGCCCGCAACACCAGGGTGCGGGGGGCGATGTCGGCGTCGATCTGGTAGGTCAGGGTGGGGCGGGCCCCGGCGCGCAGGAACGGGGCCAGGGCGTCGAGGACCTTCGAGCGGGACCCCAGCCTGGTGGAAGGAGTGATCGAACCGGAGATGGTGACCGCCCTCGGACCGGACCAGGCGGTGTCGTCCCACTCGCCGTCCCGGTCCGGGATGGTGGAGGTGTCGGCCCGCGGGTTGGGGAACCCCAAGTCGACCTGGGCGACGGCGAACCCGTTGGCCGGGTCCATCAGGTCCAATACCGACGAACCGGAGGACAGGACAAGCATGGCCGGGGTGTTGCAGCGGGGAACGGCCAGGTAGCCGAAAACGCCGGGCAGGCTGCCACTGACGGGGCCGGTGTAGACGGTCACCGCCGCCCAGTGACCGGCCACACCGGGCGGGGTGACGCAGGTGACGGCGGTGTCGGATATCGGTGTCACCGCGGTGGCGTCGGCGGCGTCGAAGGTGACCCGGGTGGCGCCGGTGAACCCGGTGCCGTGCACGGTGACCTGGGTGCCGCCCGCTGGCAGCCCGAAACTGGGGGTGATACCGGTGACGACCACCGGGGTCTGCTCGATGAACGAGATCCCGTCGACGTAGTGGACCTCGCCGGCCGCGTTGGCGTTAAGCAAAACGATCAGGTAGCCGGCGTAGGCGGCGTTGGCCGGAGACGTCGCCGTCCAGGTCATTGTCGTCCACCCCGTCGTGGTGTCCGCCGCCCCGCCGAACTGGGTGACCTGGGTTATATAGGCGCCGCTGCTGTCATACCATTGAACGGCGAGGAAACAGTTCTGGCCCGTGGTAGCGGCCCGACACTGAGCGGAGAAGACGTACACGGTGTTCGGGATCACCGCCGGACCCGCGGTGCCCCCCGGTGCGGTTTGAGCCCCTATCTGGCCCGAAGCGACTGCGGTCATGGCCAGCGAATGGGTGCCGGCGAAGGCTTGGGCGGTCGAGTTGGAGACGGTCTGATTAGCGCCGTAGGCCGCCCAGCCGGTGGTGGTGCCGTCCTCTAGGGAGGATTCCTGGGCGGTGAGCAGCTGGCGGAGGCCCATTACAACCGGCCCGCTGCGACCGCGAACTCGGCTTTGGCCATCACCATGTCAACGTCGGCCGGCTGGTTGAAGGTGGCGTTCTGGATGACCAGCGCCGGGCCGCGGCCGGGCATGCCGTGGCTGAGCGGCACCACCGCCTCCGGGCCGTTCTCGCCGATCAACGCCAGGGTGGGGGCGGTGACGATGCCACCGGTTTGCAGGCCGATGGCGTGCAGGGCGCCGCCGACCGCACCCGAGCCGGGCAGGGACGGCAGTTTCAGTTTCCCGATGGTGTCGTTCCAGATGCGGGTGATGGTGTCCAACGCCGCCTTAAACGGGGCCTCCAACACCGATTCGAGGCCGGACCACAGCCCGACGATGAAGTTGAAAGCGTCCTGCGCCCATGCTTTGACGTCAGACCAGTGCTTGTAGATGAGCGCGGCGGCCAAACCGAACGGCCCGGTCAGCACACCGAGCAGGTAGGGCCAGTTCTGAACGATCCAGTTGTAGGCGTCCATCACCGCCGCTTTGACCTGCTGCCAGTGGGTCACCATCCAGGCGATCCCGGCCACCACCGCGGCGATCAGAATCGGGATACCCAACAGGGCCAGATTCTCCGCGGCGGCGGCGGCGGCGGCGGCGGCGGCGTCAGCCAACCAGCCCAGCACGGAGCCAACGTGCAGGGCGGTGACCAGTTGCACGGCGGCGCCGACGCCGGCCAGGACGCTCCCTACCCCGGTCAGGGCCGGCCCGTACTTTTGCCCGAGCGTGGCCGCCATGTCCTCGAAATGGGTTTTCATGGCGTTCAACTTGCCGGTGAAGGTGTCCGCCGCCGCCGACGCCTGCCCGGCGGTGACCGCCGCCAAGGCTTCGGTGGCGGTCTTGCCGTCCTTGGTCAACCCGGTCGTCTTGTCGATGACGATGCCGTACTCCTTCAACAGCTTGGTGTTGCCGTTGTAAACCTTGCCGAGCTGGGTGGCTGCGGTGGTCAATGATTCGTGTTTGGCGGCGGCGATGTCGGTGGCCTCGGACAGCAGGTCGAGCGCCTTTTGGGGGTCGTGGGTGGCCTCGGTCAACTTCGACAGGGCGTTTTGGGTTTCCGACGCCGAGTCCCCGAACTTTTCCTGGTGCTTGATGGCCTCGTCGACCTTCGACGCGTAGTCGTCGTAGTCCTTCCCGGTGGCCTGCACATCGGCTTGGAGCTGCTGGTGGGCGGCCTGGTCCTTCGAGCCGAGGGCGGTGAGCCCGGCGCCGACGCCGGCCAGGGCGACACCCACGCCGAGCATGGCTGGGCCGAGCTCGTGGGCGTGTTCGGCGACCGCCCCTATCGCCTCGTTGATTCCTGACAGGGCCTCGCCGAAGGGGCCGAGCACCCCGGACTGGTTCAGGGCGGCGAGGGCGGACCCGAACGCGGTGTGAAGCTTGGAGGCGGCCGAGGTGCCTTTGGTGGCGACGTCGTCTAACGCTTTGCCGGCCGGGGTGGTGTCGGCGGTGACCCGGGCGGCGATCGACGGTCCGGCCATCTACCGCTGCCTGGATGCCCGCTGGAGTTCGGTGGCCTCCCGTTGCATGAGCCGGACCATGGCCGCCATGTCCTCGTCGCTCAACTCGTCGATATCTCGGGGGAGGCACCGCCAGTATCGGCAGAAAGCAGCGCGGGCGTCGGCGAGCTGCCGTTGGTAGGGCTGTCGTCGAGGAGCTCCACTTCGACGTCGTAGGCGTGGTACCACAACGAGGTGACGTCCCGGCCGGGGTACTCGCGCAGCAGCACCCGGAACGCTTCGCAGCGGAACGGTTGGGCCTCGTAGACGTCTTTGTAGGGGCGGCCCTCGGCTTTGGCGATCTCGTCTTGGAGGCGTTGGGGCGGAATGCTCCGTTGCAGCATCGCTTTGGTGACCACCACCCGGTTCGGGAGCGCCCCGTCGATCTCAGTCATGGACGGAATCCGCCGGGGCGTTGTCGGGGTTGGTCCAGCCGAACCCGTCGCACGCCGACTGGATGGCTTTGGTGTAGCCGGTGGTGACGGTGGAGTCGTGTAGGGCGGACAGCCCGGAGGGGAACAGGAACCGCCCCCTGGAGTCGTAGTCGCGGACCGATTCGTGGGGCGCCCGGCGCCGGCCGCCGAACTCGATCCACCCGGCGTAGCGGGTGCCGGAGTCGCCCATGTCGACCTCGCCGCCGGTGCGCAGCGGACGGGTCCGCACGCTGGCGGCGAGGCGGCCGGTGTTCTGCGGCACCGCCGAGCGGGTCAGGGCGGCGATGGGGGCGACAGCGGCGACCCCGGCCGCCGCCATCGCCTTGTCGACCGGCCCGCCTTTGGCCCACAGACGGGCCCAGTCGCGCCGCATGGCGTCGACGCCGACCATGGTGACGGTGGCGGCTGCCATCACGCTTTCCCGGCCACCCACGCCGAAGAGCTCCAGTGCGCGGCGAGCAGGTCGGCGGTGATGACGTACTGTCCGGTTGTCCAGGCCGTCGCTGGGGTGGCGGTGATCCCGGTGAGGGCGGCCAGGTTGGCTGGCACCGCCGCCCCCGACGGCGTGTAAAACCCCGGGGCGCCGGCGGTGGCCCCGGCGGCGGCGACCGCCCCGTAGTCGATGCTGGGCGGGCCGGTCAGGTTCCAGTCGATGGCGCATTCCGACGCCGCCCCGGCGTCGCCCATCATCAACGGGAACGGCTGGGGGTTCACCATCCCCGAGATGGTCGGGTTGGTGGCCGACGCCGCCGTGTTGAAGTAGGGGCGGGCCTTGAAGTTCACCGGGGTTTGGGAGGCCTGGTAGGCGGCCAGGGCGGCGTTCAGGGTGGCGAAGACCGACCCGGCGGTGAAGTCCTGGTTGAACGTGACCCGCAGGTGATATTTCGTCGACCCGACGACGTCGTACTCCGAGCAGAAGCTTGTAACAGTTACCAGCTTGTTCTCGGGGAACCCGGCTTCGAGGTGTTTGACGGTGCAGCGCAGGTTGACGCCGCCGAGCTCGAAGTAGCAGTTGTTCATGATCAGCGCGTTGACCGGCGGCGGCATCGGGTCGCCGGCTGCGGTCAGGCTGATCTCCGGCGGGTCTTTGGTTGCGTTAGCCATTTCGGGTTCCTTTCACATTCGGACCAGTAGGACCAGCTCGACGTACAGCAACTGCACGCCGCCCGCCCCGGTCACGTTGCGCCAGTTGCGCTCCTGCTCGCAGTAGGCGGAGGCGACCGCCCCGCCCAGGGTGGGGTCGTTGTCGACGGCTTTGCGGCAGGCGTCGCGGATGGCGTCGATCAGGTCCTCGCCCTCGGTGCCGCCCACGATGGCCACCGGCAGGGTGGCCTCGTCGATGCCGAAGGCGGCGGTGGCGTACATGACCACCTGGGGGCGCATCACCACCACGCACATCGGGTTCAGCGTGTTGGGCGGGCTGTCGTGGATCTGCACCCCCGGGTTGGCCGCCCCCAGCACCGTGACCAAAGCGTCGGCGCAGGTTTGGCGGTGCCAGGTCATACGACGATGGCCAGGTAGGCGGCGATCAGCGTCTCAATGTCGGGGTCCTTGGGGCCGACGCGGACCAGGCCCATGTCCCCCCAGCCGATGGTGCCGTCCACGCTGTCGCGGCGGCGGTACAGGCGGCCGGCCTCCATGACCGCCACGGTGAAGAGCGGGTTGGGCAGGAAGTTCGGGTTGGCCGGGTTCACCCAGTCGGGGCAGCGGGCGGTGACCCAGTCGATGGCGGCGGCGAGCTGCTCGGAGATCACCTGATCGTCGGTGGTGTCCGAACCGAGGCGAAGGTATGCCTTCACGTCGGCCAAGGCAGGCCACGCCGCCGCCATCGCTGGGGACCCTTCTACTTCCGCCGGGAGCGGGTTTCGACGGCCTCGTCATCGGCCGCGGGCGGTTCGTCGATGGGGCCGGCTTCGAGAGGCAGACCCACGACGGGCGGCACGATCGTGAAACGGGACCAGGCCATCGGGTAGCGGGACAGGACCAGGCCCATGTACCCCCACACCCCCAGGCGGATACTCTCGGGGCCGAGGACCTCTTCGTAGCGGAAGTTGAACGTGGAGGATTCCAACAGGAGGGCGTCGTCGGCCTTGACCACGTAGACCTTGTCGCCGGCCACCCAGGTGGTGACGACGGGCACCCCGGCGATCTGGCCGGCTACGTGGTTGTACAAAAGTGCGTCGCCCAGGCCGCGGGCGTTCATGGGCCCGGCCCAGTTGGCGACCACGATCGGCCGGCCGGTGGTGTCCTTCTGGAGCAGGGCGTTACCCCAGGCGTTCTCCGACATGAGCACCACGGAGGGCGCCATCTTCCGTTTCATACGGACGTTGGTGCCGGCGATGATGACGCCGTCGGGGATCTGGCCCTGGGGGGTGGTGGTCATGTCGATGGTGCCGTCGTAGGCGATGTTGGCGCCCACCAGGGCGTTCATGGCCGTCCACACCGCCGTTTCGATCTGCTCGTTGTAGGCGCCCATGATGTCGGTGTAAACCAGCGAGTCGACGGCCGGGTTGGACCCGTCGATCATCTGGCGGGACACGTCCACCTTGCCGGTGTAGGTGCTGGGGGTGACGACGAGCGGGGTCGAGGTGAACGACCCGTCGACGGGCACCGCGTTCTCTGTGGCCTGCACGCCGACGACCGCGCCCGGGCTGGATTGGATACCGACCGTGACTGGATTCGCGTCGGTTATGCCGATTTTTCGGATGGTGTCGGCCGTGGGGCGGGCGCCGTGGGCGATCAGGGCGAACTCCTCGAACAGCCAGGTGGGTGGGATGGTGCCGCCCGACCCGCCGGTCGTACTGGCCGCCCGGGTCATCATGCTGGTGTGCCGCTCCAGGCGGGAACGGGACTCCATGTCGCCGTCGCGTTGGGCGTGGAGCAGGTCCCGGAAGAACGACTGCCGAACCTCCATGGAGGCGTCGGGCTTGCGGTAGATCTCGACCTCGGAGCGGACCTGGACGACGCCCAGGCGCTCCCCCGCCGGTTCCCGTTCGGGCAGATCCGTCAGAGCCGTCAGGGTGGACGCCCGGCGGTCCTCGATGGAGCGCAGCTCGACGATCCGCTCGCCCAGCGGTTCCATCTGTTCTTTCAGGCCGTCGAGGATGCCCTGTTCGGCGTCGGTGGGGTCGCGGCCCTCGGTGGCGCAGCGGTTGAGGATGTCGTCGAAGTCGGCGAAGAGGTGGCTGTAGTCGGCGCCCAGGCGCTCGAGGAGACGGTTCGGCATTGGAACACTCCCGGTTTCGGGGTGCGCCCAGGGCGCGGCGGCGCAGGATGTCTCACCCTGTCGCCGGTTCCGTGTCGGTCCGGTTCCCCCCGTCCAAAGCGGGCGGCTTCGGCTCTGCAGGCTTCGGCTGCTGATGCGAAGTGTAGACCCCGCTCAGATGAGCAGGCGGAACCGCTCCCGGTCGCCCTCGTAACGGCCGGCAACATGGGAGCGCACGGCCAGCACCGACGCCCCCGCGTACACTGGCTCGGAGGTGAGGGCCACATGGTCGAGGTGCCCCGAGAGGCGTTCGATGACCCCGTCGGCCGTCTTACGACTGCCGGCGCCGGGGTTGGGTTTGAACCCGATGGACAGGCCGGTGATCTCGCCCTCCCGGTACATGGTCAGCGCCGTGTTCCCGGCCGGGGTGTCGAAGATCCGCCACGCCCCGTACAGGCCGTCGGGCTGCTCCCGCAGCTCCTCGGTCTTGCCGATGTGGGCCCGGCCGGTCAGGCGGGTCTCATGGCTGTCGTACAGCTTGACGAAACCGTTGGTGGCGGCGGCGAGCTGGCGGGAGAACACGCCGGGCACGAACCGCTCCTTGTAGGACCCCAGGTCGGCGGTCACGTTGTACGGCACCGCCCGCCCGTACATGAGCCGGCCGTCGCCGGTCACGGTCAGGTCCCGGACCTCCATGACCAGTGAGAAGGTGCGTTCCTGGTAGCCGAGGGCGTCGGCCGGTAGCGGCGCCGGTCGGGATCGTCCGCTACCCGCCGAGCCCTCGTATTCCTTGGTCACCCCGGACCCGATATCAGGATGAGCGGCGGACATCTTCTGCGCCTTGGCCAACGCCTCCCTCCGCTGAGTGGCGGTGATCCCCGTTGCCTGGGGGATGCGAGCCAGGGCGTTGTTGATGTGGTCGGCGTCCGGCTTCCCGTTCTTGTCCTTGACCGGGAACTTGCGCACCTTGTCGCCCCGGGCGTCGGTGAACACGAGCAGGAAGGCGCTGTCGGGAAGGTTGTTCTGATAGGCCGTCGACCACACCTCGCGTAGTTCCATCACTTTCCTCCTGGCGGTCCGGCGTTGGCGGGCGGGGCGGGCAGGGTGTCGCCGGCCGGGAACGGGGTCGCCGTCTCCGGACCGCCGGGCTGGGGCGGCACGTTGGTCGGCACCGGCGGGAGCGCCTCGACGCCGGCGGCAGCCACCTCTTTGGCCACCTGGGCTTCGACGATGGCCATCGGGTCCATGTTCTGCTGAGCGCGGACCTCGTCGACCAGCAGCCACGACGACTGCGGGCCGGGTCCGCCCAGGGCGGCCTGGTACGCCTGGTACTGGGTGAGCGTGTCGGTTCTAAGGCTGGCGCCGAGATCCCATTCGGCGTGCTGGCCCCGAGGCAGCCACTCCAGGGAGATCGACTGTTCTAGTAAATGAGTCCAGGGGGCGATGGCGTCGTTTCTCGCTTGCACTTCTTCTTGCTGGGCATTTTTGTAGGTGGATCCGCCCACGTTGGCGCCCAGCTTGGACGGCGGTAACCCCCACATCAGCGCCATTTCAATCAGCCCGAACTGGCGGGACTCGATCATCTGCGAATCGACCGGCTTGTAGGCCATCGGCGTGAAATCGGTCAGCTCGTTGAGCACGGCGGGGGTCGACGCCCCCGAGTACTTGGCCACCCATTCCGCTTTGGCCGAGTCGGCCTGGGCTTGGGTGATCTCGGGGCGGTGAATCTTGATGATCCCCGACGGCATTCCCCCGTTGATGAAGTAGTTCGCCGCGTAGGACTGCAACGACTGCTGCATGGTCACCGCGTCCGACATCGAATCGATGATCCCCCGCCCGAGCGGCCACCCCGGCCTCGCCAGATGGGACTTGCAATGCCAGATCTGATCGGGGCTGTAGAGCTGCCCGGCCGCGTAGAACGCCCCGATCCCCGGCGCCATCGGGTTGCCGGTGAAGCGGACCGCCACCATCAGCGGGTGGATCGGCTTCAACGTGGTCGGGTAGCCCAGCCGGTCGAAGCCGGTGATAATGCAAATGGCGTTGCCGTACAGGCACAGGCTGGCGGCCACCGCCGACCAGAACGCCATCGGGGTTTGATCCGGGTCGGGCTGGGATAGCACCGCCGGGGCGGGGTCGACCAGCTCGGTGCCCCGGTAGGCGGCCACCGGCAACTCGCCCACCGCCCCGGTCACGTACCGGTAGCCGGCCCAGAACGCCGGGACGGTCAGGGCGTTGGCCTCCGAGGTGGGGGGCAGGATGTTGCTTGGCGGGTACCAGGGCTGCGGGGAGGCGGGGGTGGGTCCGGCGTTGGGGACCATGGAGCCGAAGTTCGGGGAGCTGCGGGTCAGCAGCTTCCCGAGCCCCATCAGCCCTGCCCGATTTCGGCGACGGTCCCGGCGACCACCAGGCCGAGCCCGCCGACGACCAGACCGGCCCACACGGCCAGCATCCCGAACCCGACCGCCATCGCCAGGACACCGAGTAGTTGCGCGAGCACCGATGCATATCGTCGCACGTCGTGCGCCCCGACGCTAGGACGGTCGGGGTCGGTCACAGGATCTGGTACCCGCCGTCGCCGGCCTTGACCAGACCATACCGGGCCAGTGTGACCGCCACCAACGGGCTGACGTCGCCCCCGGAGCGGCGAGCCCACGCCCACGCGTCCCCCAACACCCGCTTGCGGGCCGCCCGCACCGCCGCGTTGAGCACCGGCTGATCGAGGTGGCGGACCTCGCCGCCCACCACCGCGTCGTAGAACTGGCCGCACGCCGCCGCGTACTCCCTCGCCCCCGTCGTCTCCGCTTTCACGGAGAGGCCCCTCAGGTCGATCAGGAGGCTGTAAGCGGGGCTACCGGCGTCGAGGACAACCGGCCACGGGTTCCAGCGCTCGTAGAGCTCCCGGAGCCGCCCCGGCACCCAGTCGACCCCGGGGCGGTGCTCGACCACCTCGACGTGAATCTTGCGGTCCTCCCGGCGGCCGGCCACCCCAATGCTCGCGAACGCCCGGTCCGGGGTCACGTCGATGGCGAAGCACGGGGTATCGGCGAAGCGCGAGCTCGGCGAACAGGCGTCGGCCCAGGTGCCGGCGTCGAACACCGGGCGACCGCCGCCGGTGCGCCGGTTCAGGTAGGCCCGGGCGAACTCGCCGGCGTCCATCGAGTCGTGATCGGTGCGGATCACCTCCTCGGTCACGGTGTGCCCCAACGCCGGCATGCAGCGCCACCAGGTGGCCGGGTCGTCGGGGTCGTCGTCATCGCCGGCCGACCACTCGAAGTACGCCACCCCGTGCCGGTCGTCGGCCTCCACCCGAGCCCGGCCGTCGTCCACCCGGTCGTGCAGAAACGTCGACTCCTCGGTCCCCATCGTCGACACCACCCACAGCTGGGCTGACGGGCGGGTCAGCATGGCCGGGCGGAACGCCTGCACCAGGCGCTCGTCGCGCTGGGCGAACGCCTCGTCGATCATCCCCAGGTCCAGGGTCTGGCCGTGCCCCGAGGTTCCCTCCGACGCCGTGATCCCGATCGTCGAACCCGTCGCCTTCCACACCATGCGTTCCAAGCCGGTCTGGCGGCGCACCATGTACGCCTTGCGTAGCGTCGTGGCCGCCAGCAGGTCGCACTGCTCCTCCCACTTCGACCGGGAGTTGTTGCGGTCCTGGGCCGCGTACAAGGTGCGCTGCCTGGGCCCCCAGGACAACGACCGGTCGACCTCGACGACCAAGATCAGCGTCGTCTTGCCCGACTGGCGGGGCACGGTGACCCGAACCTCCCGGTAGGCCGGCAGCCCGGTGTCGGGCATCACCTCGCCGGCCACGTTGGCGACCTGGGCCTGCCACGGCATGAGCGGCTGGCCGATGATCTTGGCCAGGCGCCCGAGCCGGCCGCCGTTGGTCGGCCGCTCAGGACTCCTGGGCGTCGCCCATCGGGCCCGACAGAGCTGCGACGAGGTCAGCGAGCCCGTCGTCGTCATCGGCGCCGGTTCCTCTCAGAGTGCGAAGGGTGGACAACTG